AGCGCAACGTGTCGAGCTGCTTCAGCCCGCCCTTGAAGCCCGGGAAAATCTGGCCCTTGAGGGTGATTTTCTCGTCGCCCATGCCGACGCCCTGCTGCGCCGGCCGGCGCGACAAACGCTCCTGCGAAGCCCAGCGGAATTCGGTCGAGCGGCGCAACGAGTCAAAGGCCGCCGTGTCGAGGTTGAAGTAATACGGCTGCGCCTTGGGATCGAGCGGCTGAAGGATCAACAGGTGCGGGAACGGCTTCACCGCCTCCGGCGCTGGCGTGCCATCGGTGACAAATGCCCACGACGGCAACACATTGGTCAACGCCGGACTGACCTTGCCGGCGATCTTGCTGATGGCCGCCGCCGCCCGGGCCGCCTGCGCCTTCAGCATCCCCACGCGCTCGTCAATTTGCGACACCGCCCGCGCGGCCTTGTTGTAGGTGGCCACCACCTGCCCGACCTTGGCCTGAGCCGCCTGCACCCCACGCATCACGCGCTGAAGCTTGGCCCCGACCGCTGGCCCGACAAAGGGCAAATCCTCCAGCTCGGACGCCGCCCCGGTGATTTCGCCGATCGCGCCATTCACGGGCCCCAGCATGCCGTCCAGGCTACGCCGGCCGGTTTCCCCGGCCGAGGCGAGGTATTTCAGCCCCGACTGTAACTGCTGCAATGCAGTCTTTTCCTGATCAGACATATGCCCTCCTGATTAAACATGCGGTTCGTCGTACAGCTTGCTACTGCCCACCTGCTTGGCCATGTCGCGATAGTGCTGATCGAGCAACGGTTTGAGCTGGTTATAGAGCGTCGCCGCGTCCTTCACGTCGCCGTTCACCACCAGCGAAAACGGCGCCTGAATGTCCACTTTCGATTCGATGGTGGTCGGTGCCGGCTTGGCCGCCATCGCCAACGGCCCCGACGGCAGGCCCGCGTCCGCACTGGCCGGGGGTAACATCATGGCCCGGGCGGCGTCACCCGGTTGCGGTGCCGGGGCTTCCAGTCCGGAGCGAATGACCTTGGGCCGACGCAGCTCCGAACCCGGAAAGCGCACCTTGTTGGCAAAGTGCGGCAGCAACATGGCGTCTTTGGAGTCGAGGTCGCGCGGGTCATACGACACCGGCGGCGCCGGTGGCGGCTCAAACGCTTTCGGCGCCGTGTCGAACGATTTGGCGATGTCGCCCATCACCGGCGGCACGTTCTTGCCGGCATTGACCATCATCAGCGGCCCGGCCGCCGGCATGCTCTTCAGCCCTTCGTCCGTGCCGAACATCGATTTGCCGAGGTAACCGCCCAAGGCATCGCCACCCATATTGCCGAGAATGCCGCCGACAATGCCGCCGACGACCGTGCCAATCACCGGCACCACGGAACCGATGGCGGCACCGGCAGCCGCACCCGCCAGCGTGCCCGCCAGACCACCCGCCGCCCCGCCATAGCCTTCGGCTTTCTCGTCCCGCGTCTCGGCGTTCTGGTAAGTGCCGTAGGCCTTAAACCCCGCATCCACCACCGCGACCACCGCCGCGCCTTTTACCGCCGAGCCGACACCGAACCCTCGACCACTGCCGCCACCCTTGCCGCCTTTCTTGCCCTTCTTGCCATCGGCATCGAGGTCGCCGGCACCTAGACCATCACCGCCGCCCATGGCCCCCATATTGGTCACGATCACCTTTTGCGGGATGTTCGGATTGCCCATCAGCGAGCCACGACCGATGTTCAGCAGGCCCTTGGCGATCTTGAAGGTACTCATGGCCGACTGAAAGGCGATCACCGCCGCGACGGCCGCACCGATGCCGGTCACCACCTTAGGCGATTCGTCCGACAGCTTGCTCAGCCCTTGGGTGACGTAGGTCAGACCGTCCGCCACCTTATCGGTCACCGGCCGGAAGGCATCGCCGATCGCGCGCATGGCATCGTCCATGGACTGGGCCATTTCCGACCACTTCTGCGCCGACGACTGCCGGCGTTCCTCCAGGTTCTTGTCCAAAATCCCGGTGGCATTGGCCGACTCCGATTTCAGCTTGGCGTACAAATCCTTGTTCTGCATGAACGCGGTCAACGCGCCCTTGACCTGCATGTCAGCGAACAGGTCGCCGGTGCGCAAGGCTTGCTCCAGGGACGCAATCATGGCCTTGGCTTTTTCCGGATCGGTCTCCTGGCTGATCTCGGCCGTGGCCTTCGCCATGGCGGCGGCCTTCTTCGGATCGGTCGCCGCAATGTATTTCTGCGCCAACTCAAAGCTGGATTCCAGCGTGGATTTACCGTTCTGCAGCCCGGTGTTCATCGAGCCCTGGTAATCAATCCCCGCATCCTTGTAGGCCTTGACCGTGTCGCCCGAGCCGATCTTTTCCATCCAGTTCTTGAGGTTGCCGGCCGCCTCATCCGAGCCGCCGGCGGTCTTCATTTGCACCTGAAGCATGGCACCCAGTTGCGTGACCGAATCCATCCCGGTGATGCCTAGCTTGCCCATGCCCGCCAGCAGCTCGGGGAACCAACGCGCCATGTCGGCCGCTTCAAAACTGCCCGCCTGCCCTTGGTAGGCGATCGCCTCCAGCGCCTTCTGCATTACCGCCGGGTCGGAAATCTTGGCGTTCTGCCCCAGGGCATTGATCATGCGCGCCGTTTCGCCGCCGTCCGAACCCTGCCCCACGGCGAACTTGGCCGCCGTCGGGGCATATTGCAGCGCCTTGTCCAGCTCCATGCCCGCCCCTACCAGGGCGTTGACCACCTCGGCCACCTGATTGCGCGCCATGCCGGTGTCACGCGAGGTGTCGACAATCTTCTTCGACAGCTGCGCCTCTTCGGGCTTGTTGGCAATGTTCGACTTGATCGCAATGTCACGGATGATCGCGCCATAGTCCGCGCTGACCTTGGTCGGAATCGCCATCGCCGCCGTGGCGGCCACCGCCTGGCCGACGCTGCTTTTGAGTTTCTGCTTGCCTTCGTCGAGTTGCTGGTGACCTTTGGCCTTCAGCTCGGCCTTGTTCGCCGCCTGCCCCATGGCCGTGTAGGCCTTGGTCAGATTGCGGACCTCCACGCCTTGCTTTTTCAGGCTGCTGATATTGCCCTCAAGCTGTTTCAGCAGGGCGCCGGCACCCTTCTCGCCCGCCATGTGCGCCTTGCGCCACTCATCGCGCAACCGCACGGTGTCGCCAATGGTCTTTTCCAGCACCCGGGCTTTTTTGCCTTCCGCCTCCAGGCGCTTGATGCGACTGGTGACATCCTTTAACGCCGAGCCCACCGTGGAGCTGACCGCCCCGCCAATGACCAGGCCGAGCGCGAGTTTGTTCGCCATGTGCGTGCCCTATACGTCGGGGAGTTCAAAGGCGGCTCAATCCGTGAGCCACCACAGCATCTGATCAAAGGGCATAGCCTCGATCTCGGCAGCAGAGAAACCCGTCTCTTTTGCCAAGCGCTGGGCCGTGTCCCTGAGCGTGACGGCGTTAAACGTCGTCTTCTTCGACCAGGCGAAAATAGCCCGCCGAAAGGCGCTGGTAGTCCTTATATTTCAAGGTCAACAGCTCCTCCTCAGACAGCCCGGTCAGACTGCTGAACAACGACAGCTCCTGTTTTTCATAGTCGCCATTGCCGGCGATCTTGGAGGCGCGCCAGTCCTTCACGCTGGGCGCGCGAATGGCCACGGCATCGGTCATGACGCCGCTGATCACGGTGTTGTATTTGAGCGTTACGGTAACGCCCTCATCGGCCAGCTTCAGCCACTTCGGCAAAGCTGGGACGGTGCTGTCTTGGCTTACTTGATTCATGTTGGGTAGTCCTTAGAGGCCGATGGCCGAGCGTTCTGCGGCCAGTTGATCGACACCGTCGACCACCTGAATCATGTTGAGCGGGTCGATTTCGTACATCACGCGACCGTCGATTTCGAGCTTGTAGTAAACGGCCTTGATCGCGTGCTTGATTTCCGCCTTGTCGCCCGGCTTCCAGTCGCCCATGTCGACCTCTTTGATACCGCCGCGCAGGGTCACCACAACCGGCGTCACCACCCCTTTTAAGCCCCGGAAGGCGCCACGAAAGACGATGGCGCACGCGGTCTGATCGGCCAAGCCGAAGTACTTCAGCGACTCACGGCGCACGCCGTTGGTGGTAAACGCCGCTTCCAGCTTTTCCAGCCCCATGGCCATTTCGATCGGGGCGGACATGCCGCCGCCCTGATAGTCGTCGGTTTTTTGCGTCAGCTTGGGCAGCGACAGGGTGGGCACGTCGCCGGCGAAACTCACACCGTCGACAAAGGCGTTCATGTTGGAGAGAACTTGAGGAATCATTGATCGGCCCCCTTAGGCTGCTTCAAGAACTTCGGTCAACCATTCGTTGGTGACTTCAA